TCGCCAGCCTGCTGTATGAGCATTAGGTCAGTGTCTTGCGGCGTGCGTGGCGTCAGTTCCGATAGGTTGACCTGGTAAGAGGTGTCGGTTGGTTGGATCTGGTTTCTCATTGTTGTCCTATTAAGTTATAGTTGTTACTGTTGTCTTTCTTGCCGATGAGGTAGAACTGGCCGTTTGTCTTCACGCCGAGCAACTCGAAGGTCTGCGTGGGCTGCACCTCATTGCTGAATGGCGATTTTGTCAGTATTGCAGTATAGTGGAAGCGGTCGGTGTCATCGTCCCACTCCACGCTGGTGAGCGCGAAGCGGAGCCCGTCTATTATCACCGAGCTGTCGCGGCGGATGTCCTGGCGCGTCCAGCCCTTCACCTCAACCACCGAGCCGAAGTCCTGCATCTCCATTGTTGTGAGTTTGGGCGGTTGCTCGAGGTTGCAGTAGATTATATCGGTATCAAGGTACAAAAGGCCGAGGTAGCCCTCACAGTCCTCGTAGTTCACCTTCCAGTTGTGCGCGTCCGCCACATCGTCATCCTGCTCCATTTCGTAGATTGGCACGTAACCCTTGTGCCAGTTTCTGGTGCTTCTCACATTTGAGAACTCACTTTCAAAAAGCACCTTTTCGCCCTCCAGCTCGCTGCCTTCCGCAGTGAGTATGGCCGAAGGCTTGCCGTCCTTGTATCTGATGATGTTGGTGCGACCGATTGTTGAGCTTGTCATTGCCACACTCTCCACCCAGTGCTTCTCGATCGTCTTTGCGTCGTCTGATAGTGCGGTGAGTTTGAGGGTGAGCGTCGGCGACTGCTCGAGCACATACTGCATGCTCGTCAACCAGCTCACGGTTGTAAGGTAGGATTTTACGCTTATCTCGGGCATATTGCACCAAAGGCCGAAGTATGAGAACGACCAGTCGGTGTGGCTCGGTGCCAAAGTTGCACCCCATGCCGACCAGTCCGCGCTCACTGGCAGATAGTCCAGCTCTTCCTCGTAGTCGGCCTCGGCTATATTATAGCCAGTATAAACGAACTTTGCCATGATTAACTTATCGCCGCTCATCTCGTCCGACACTATGGTGAGCACGTCGCCCTCGTTGAATGTCTTTGTGGTTGTCTTGCTTGTTATCGAGCCGCTGCCGCCCGTGTTATCGACCATATTCTGCGCCACTCCGTTGATGTAGATGTCGGCGTCGTATATGCCGTCCTTATTCCATTTTTCCACCGTCACGGTGGCGTTACAGCTGCGTTTGAACGTGAAGCTTTGCACGGTTCCGTTCGGTAGCCATTGGCCTCCGCTGTATGTCGGCTGTTTTTCCATCTTCAGGTCGTTGACAATATGCTGGCCGCCAAAGATTGAAAAGTCCGTCGTGCCGCTCTCTGATATGGCGAGTATGCACTGCGTAGGATTTTGCGGGCATACTGTCTTTTTTGTTGCCACCACGCCCAGGATGTTGAGGTTGTAGAAGTCACCCGAGCCAATGAACTCACTCTCATCGAGCGAAAGGTTGCCGCCTTGGGTGGCGAGCACGCCCTGCATGATGTCAAGGTGTGAGGCTACGGGATGGCGGCCATAGCACCCCGCGATGTTACCCTTCTCGGCTATATAGCTGGGAAACTTCAAACTGTTGGTCTTTTTCACCTCATCGCTCCACTTGTAGATGGTGGAGGCACTATCCACCTGCAGCCGCCAAAGGCTCAGATTGTCAATACTTGCAAACAGCACGGGCGTGAATAGCGTCACGTTTGCCGTGGTGTCGGTGGTGGAGTTCACCATCAGCTGCGCCGTGTACCTCTCGCCCCTCTTATAGGCCACGCACTCCACACGCTGCGGGTGTCCTGTGTAAAATTCGGTGTATAGGCCTAAAAGTCGGCGGTTCTTCCGTGTGAGTGGCACATCGAAGTCCGTGGTGAAGTCATCCGAGAGCACGTCACCGCAGAAGCGCACATTGGTGATGGTTTCCGTGATTTCACCGCCATCGGCGGGCATGTCCAGCAGCTCATTGTCAATGTATATCTCCATATCGCCTAAATGTTTACGATAATTTTCACGGTTGCGGCGTGTGTGCCGCCGTCCTCGGTGAAGGTGAAGCTGTCAAGGGCGCACGGCTGCCAGTCTCCGCTGTAGCTGTATGCATACTCCACATCGTCGGCGTAGCGTATGTCGGTCATGAACTCTCCATACTCCACATCCGTCACTCCGAGCGTGATGGTGCGCTGAAGTCCCGTGAGGTACCGCCCCGCGCGGTTGCGCTCGATACCCTCTTCATTGTACTGCACCGCCGAGGTCTTGTCGGCCGCCGTCATGGGCTTGCAGGCCACGTACCGCTTGCAGCCGTCGGTGTTGGTGTACCTTAGCCACACGGCACGCCTCGGCTCGCACATAAGCTTGAACTTCACGGCATAGCCAGCCCCGCCGTCGCGGATGAACTGGTCGACGTCACCTCCGCCGCCCGCCTCGGTCTGCCATGATACGCCGCTCGGATCGGGACTGAGTGACGACACCGCCACGCTCACCACTTCACTGTAGCCGTACTGGTATTCGCACGAGAAGAAGTCGATATCCGTCATGGTGTCATAGTAGCGCACGGTGCGCTCGCACGGGTGCAGCCTGCCCGCTATGGTCTTGCCGTTGGTGATGGTGAACTGCACGTCGCTGGTCTGGCTCACCGTAACATTGTCGTAGGTGCCGCCGTAGAATATCTGCGCGTCAAAGTTGAGGTATCCGACCTCGCTGGCAGTTGGTGTGATTGTCTCAAGCACGCGGCTGAGGTCAAGGCGGAACCACCAGTTGTTGATGTCCGAGAAGGTGATGGTCTGCACGGTTGCGCCGGCATACTCTACCGTCACGGTCACCTCGCCCAGCTTGTCGGTCTTTGCGCACTCGAAGGTGACGCAGTTGCGGTCGCGCTGGTAGATTGTGTTGTCGGGGCGTGTGAACCTAAAGAGGCGGTTGCCGCTGTCGTATGTGTAGTCTATGGTCTGCATGGTTTTTATTTTTTAGCGATTAGTTCCTTGGCGGTGACGCGGTTCTGCACCCGTGTGATTTCCTTAACCGACACCACGGGGTGTACCTCGGCCATAACGTCGAGCATCATGTCGCGCATGGCGTCGGCGCTGCCCACCCTATTGTCACCGATGGGTGCGCCTCCGTACATCTGGTTTATAGCCGACAAAAGCGGAGCTGCCGCCATTGTGGCCTTGGCTGTCATCACGCTCTCACCGTTCGACAGTCGGGCGTGTATGCTGTCGCTGGTGCCAGTTCCTGGACCCTCGACGAGGCCGCCCTCGGCAAACTTGGGTGTGGCTGGTGTTGTCGCCTTTTTCAGAAGGGCTGCGGATTGTGCCACCGCTGCCAGCACTATGCTCACCATCTCGGCTATAAATGCGGGTGTGGTGAAGGGCGCGGCGATACCCGTCTGCGCTCCCGCGGCCGTTGCGCCTTGTATGGCGTTGGCTATTGATTGGGCTGTAGAGGCTGCCACGTTGGCCGTGGCTACAGCGGTCAAAAAGCCCTGCATGTCCTTGTTGTCGCCAGCTATCTCGGTCAGCATGTCCGAGAGGCTGCCCGTTATGGTTGCGGCGCTGTCGATATACGCCTTGCGGCTCTTCTTTGCACCTTCAACCTCAGCCTGCTGCTCTTGGTATGCCGCGTCTGCCACAGCCTTAAGAGCCTCGCCGTGGCGTGCGAGTGCTGCAGTGACCGCATCCTCCGCCTCCACCATGGCGATGGCGTACTGCGTCTCGCTCATTCCCATGGCTTCGAGAGCCTTGGCTCTCTCTTCGCCTTGCAGGCTATTTATGCCCTTGAGCTGGTCTCGCACCTGCTCGGCGTACGTTACGGCTGCACGGGCGGCGGCCTCCACGTCGGTGCCAGCGTCCTGCAGCATCTTTTTGTAGTCGAGCATGTAGGTGTCCATTACGTCGGAGTACGCCTTTTTGAAGGCGTCCATCTGACCTTTGGCGGCCTCGTCCGCCCACTTTTTCCGCATCTCGCCCAGCTTGGTCTGCATCTCGGCCTCTTTCAGTATGATAAGGGCTTGGATGTCCGCGCGGGCTTGCTGCGTGAGGTTCTTCTCAGTGGCGAGCGTCTTTTTCAAGTCCTCAATCTGGCGGGCGTATGACACGCGGAGTGCTTCCTCGGATTTCTGCTGCATGTCGGCGATGGCCTCGATGCGTGCATCCTCGTAAGCGCGCGACCATTGACGCGCGGTCTCCTCCATCTCGCGTCTGCGCTGGAGATATTCCTTGTAACGCTGTTGCCGTTCTTTTAGTTCGGCGGCCTCCTGCTGCGCTATCTCGTTGCGTGCGCTTGCCGCCTGCCTGTCAAGGCGGCGGATGCCTTGATAGAAGTTCTCCTCGGCCTGGTACATGGCGGCCTCAAGCTCCGCGAGGCGGTTCTTGGTCTCGTCGCTGGTGTCATTGTCCTGCTTTGCCTTCTGGCGTGCCAGACGCAGACGCTCGGCGGCGATGTCCTTCTCTGCCTTGAGGTTCTTCTCTTCGAGGGTGCGGGCTTGCTGCAAAAACTCAAGCCGCTGCTCCGCCGAGTATTTGTCCGTGTCGGTTGCCTTGGCTCGGAGCTCTGCGATGTCGCGGCTGTTCTTTGCACTCTCCACTGTGTAGGTTCGCTCGGTATCCTGCAGCGCGTCAAGGTCTCGCTCGTAGTCCTGTGCGGCCTGCTGCGCGTCCTTGAAGCCTGGTATCAGCTTCAGCACTGCAGTCACTGCGTTAGCGGCGGCAAGCGCGACTTTGCCAAGCACCTCAGCAACCTTTTCAAGCACCGCGCCGACAGCCGACACTATCGGCTGGAATGCTGCCATGGCGGTGCTGAGGTCGGTCATTGCGTTGTCGGATTTCTTGAATGCATCGACAAGTTTCAGCACCACCGCGGCTATGGCGGCGATGATTGCGACGATGGGATTGGCGAGCAGCTTGAGCAGCTGTTTCCCGAAGGCTGCGACAGCCTGCGCTCCGTTCTTAAACGCCACACTCAACTGCATGGTGCCGCCAGATAAGCCCTTGAAAAGATTGGCGACCGCTCCGAGCGGACCAGTCATGCCGAGAAGCGCCTGCTCATAGTGTCCCACTTGCCTGTGCCAGTCTCCCATTTTGTGCTCCAGGTCTGACACCTCGGTGTTGAGTGACTGCATCTTGTCGAGTATCTCCTTACCCCTTGCACTGTCCCTCTCGGTTGCCGATAGGGCGGCCCATTGTTTCTTCAAGTCTTTTAGCTGGGTGCGCATCTGATTGAGTGACCCATCGGCCTCTTTGGCCGCCTTGGCATTATCTTCAAGCACCTTTTGGTTGGCTTTTATAACGGCGTTGTTCTCGGACATCTGCTTTTTGATGTCCTTCAGTCCGTCCGCGTACTCCTTGCGTGTCTTTGCGCCGTTGTTGTACTCCTTTGTGAGTTCCAGCTGCGCGGCCTTCAGCCTGTTGAGTTCGGTGGTGGCGTTCTGTATGGCCTTTGTCGCCTGCTCGTTGCTAACCTCTATGTCTATGATTACGGTTTCTTCTGCCATTTCTTAATTCTTCAATAGATTGTTGATTGTTTGTATCGTGCTTTCAACGAGTTTCCTCTTCAATGCTGCCACTTCTTCCTCTATCACATTGCTGTAGATGTCGTCGCGGCCTCCTGCACGGTATAACAGTGTGCCATTCTTGCGTATAAACCACGCGATGCTGGCGGCCATTTTGTACCGCTCCCTGTCTCCGCTCGGTGCGATGCCCTTTGCGTCCATCCACTTGGCGATAATATCCTTGAAGTTGTAGGGATATTTCCGCGGTGCGCCTGCGCTTCCTTCTTCAAGGTTATCGAAACCTGGACGGCCGTACAATATGCCTCCCGTGTCGGTTTCCTCTATGCGCATGCTCTTGGCCGTTTCGCCGCTCGCCCACTCGCCGCTGGTGCGGATGTTCTCCGTGATGCGCTCACGTATGCGCTCAAGGCAGCCGATAACCAGCTCGTTACTCATCGCCGCCTCCTATGCACTTGCCGACCTTCTCCACGGATCGGAACTGGAACGACACGCCAGTAAGCAGCGCGTCGTGGTTGTCGTAAACGGAGCGCAGCACCAGCTGCGTGCCGTCAATGCTGAGGTTGCCGCGGTCGGTCAGCGCGGTGTAGAAACTCATCGCCAGCCTCTTCATCTCGGCAATCTTCGCCTCATTCTTCCAGCCGTCGAAGTCTATACTGTCGGCCTTGGTGAGGAAGAAGAGGTTGCAGTCCGCGCTCTCGCGCTGGTAGCCGAGAGAGGTGTCAATGGTGGTGGTGGTGATGCAGTAAAGCACCGCACACGGAAACTCGGCGCGGTCAAGTCTTAGGTTAGCCACGCCGGGGCTCTCGTACATGAACTGCTTTATGTCGGTGACCGAGGCGACTGCCTCTCTTATCTCTTCGGGTATGCTCATTTCTTTTGATATTTTCTTTTCTGCAGTGTCGCGAGATTGCTCTCATACTTCGCCTGCGCCGTCATCTCGCGCGCCAGCAGCAGGTAGTCGGTCAGCGGCGCATGCTCGGCCTCATTGAGAGAGTGAAGGCCGTAACGCTTCTGCACGTCAAGCAGTATGCGCTCGCTCGGTGTCGGGAACTTCACGCCCGCGGCGGCCTTCTCGGCCAGCGGGTCTTGCTGGTAGTCGTTGGCGGTCAGATATTGCCTTATATCCTCCATCTGCCTCTTCAGCGACTTCAGCCGCCCCAGCATCACAAGGGCAAGTTTCGGGCTGCCGACAACTTTACGGGCTATGTGGCTGTCATTTTCAAGCAGCCCGATGAACTCGCCGCAGGTAAGCCCGAGAACGGGCTTCTTCAGCCCTCTCTCGGGTATTCTTTCGATAATGGTGTCAAAGTTCGTCCCGTTGATTAAAGGCGCAACATCACGCCATCTTGTCCTTTTGTTTATTAGCATAGCTCAAAGTGCGGTTTGTCGATGAACTTCTCCCAGTCGCCGCCCCACTGTATCTTGGTGCCGAGTTCCTTGGCGGCCTGCTTCATTACGGCGGCAAGCCTCTCAAAGCCTTTCCAGTCCACCGCCTTGCGGTCTTGGGTGAGTGGGTAGAGGTCAACGGCCTCGCCCGTGAGGTGCTTGCTCTTCATCGTGCGGCTCTTTCCGCAGGCGAGCAGCTGTCGCTGTCGCTCAATGGTGCGAACGCCTTCGGAAATATTAAAGGGAGCGGCGGTCAGTTTTGCGGCCCTTTCGACCACAGCCACCAGTTCGGGCTTCACGCCCTCGAGCTTCTTCATGTCACGGATTGATAACACCATATCACTCGACTGTGAATGTAATTGACAATTTGCTGCCGTCAGCAGTGGTCACACTGATTGAGTGTTCGCCTTCGCTGATATCCTCTGTTGTTCCGAGGTCTCCAACAATGCCGCCAATAACTGATGCTGGCAGGTTGGGGATTTGTTCAAGTAATTGGTAGTACAATTCCTTTGTCAGCTCTCCGTGTGTATCGAAGATGTAGTCATCCTCGCCTAACTCGCTGCCGTCAATAGTGACACTGTCTGGTGTCGGGTCGCTGGGTGACAATACGATGAAGTGCGAGCCACCAGCATAGAATAAAAACGAAGTAGCTCCATCCGCACCTGCAGGAACTATCAATTTGCCCACATACTTGCGGAAGAAGGGGGTGTTCGGATAAATTATGTTATTTCTTTTCATCATTTTCTTTTTGTTTTGGTTTGAAAAAATTGCGGTTGTTCGGGTGGTCGGCGATAAAGGCCTCAATCACCTTGTCAGGGCTGTCCCCGTCAATCGGCAAACCACGCCACCTCAGCGTGCGGGTGCCGACAAACTCCCACTTTTTGCTTCTTTGCTTTTTCGGTTTCATGTATTTCTGCTTTAAAACAAGAAAGAGGTCGCGCCAGCAGTCGGGGCAGCGTTCGTTCACCTGCAATCCCTCATCTTTCGCCACCTCTTTCAGAAAGGACTTGTCGGCGGCGGTGAAGCTCCAATACCTCACCGCAATGCCTTCAAGCCTCAAAGTGATTTGCCCAGCGTCCATGCTATTGAGCGGTTGTGGTCAAAGCCTGGAATGCGGCATAGGTGGTTGCGTAGTCGGTTGAGTACATGAAGAGGCCAGACTTCGGAACCTCGGTCTCCTGCAGGTTAACCAGCCAGCCGCCGCCAGTCTCGTCGCTGTAAGCGTCACGGCTGAGCGCGGAAGCCTTAAGTCCTCGCTGCCATCCGAACACCTGGAACACGCTGTCGCTCGGGGTGGTCGCCTTGTGCTCGTTGTTGTACTCGTTCTGCAGAACAACAACAAACTCGCCGCTCTTCAGCTGGTCGATGACGTTCTCGCAAACGTCGGGGTCGTTGTTCAGCACCGTGAAGGCCACGGTGTTGGTGAAGGTGTTGGCGATGTCAGCGGCCTGCATCTCGGTGTTCGTGCCGTTGAACGGGTTGTTGCTGTCCATCTCTACCCAGTAGCCCTTCTTTCCGGTCTTGACCTTGAGCGTGCTGATGACGTTGCCGGCGGTCACGCTGTTGACGTAGTCAATGTCCTCGCGGTTGATGATGACACCCACCTTCTTGTAGCCCTTAACGATAGGGTCGTCGCAAGACTTCTGGATGTCCTGTGATATTAATGATTGACACAATGCCATGTTTTGTTTCTCCTTTCAATTATCGGTTAATAAAAAGAAGGGCGGCGCTTGACCGCCCCGTTGTTTGTTACACGTAAAGAGTGGCTGCTGCTTTCGGGTATTCGATAGCGCCGCCGATTGGGTTCTCTGCGCGGTAATAGGTCACGTTCGTGGTGATGTCGTGCTGGCTTACGAGCTCAGGGTTCATCTCGCCCACCATCACATAGCCGTCGGTGGCAAGTGCCACACCGCGGTAGGTGGCGTCGTCGATGAGGCCAGTGGTGATGATGTCGGCTGCTCCGATTTGGGCGGCCACGTCCTCTTTGCTGAGATATTGAGGCGTGCCCGTCGAAGAGAAGGACACCTTGCGCAGCTCGTTCAGTGTGGCCTTGCTCATGAACACCACGATGTCGCCGATGCCGTCGTCCACTTTTGCCACCATGTCAACAAACTGCTCGATAAGAGACTTGTTGCTGTCATATTGCACGGCGGTCATGTAGGGGGTGGTGGTGGTGCCTGCCACTTTTTCGATAGAGGTGATGCGCAGGTCGGGAGTTGCCGATGTTCTGCCGTCGCCAACCAATACGGCGCGCTCAACCTCTTTAATCCACTGGCGGATGAGTTCGCCTTGGATGTAGTTAAGCAGGTCGCCTGGGTTGTTGAACTCGGTCAGACGGTCAATGTTGATCATCTTGTAAACCATCTGACAGGTAACGTCCTTGATGGAGATTTCGAGGGCTTGGTTCTGCTTGGTTTCGCCTGGTTTGTGACCTTTGGCTCTTACGTTCTCGGAGCTGTCGGCGGTCACTTCGGTGCGTACCATGTAGCGTTTGGCACCCGACCATTTCAAACGGTTCAGCCAGTTCTTGGGGCTTTCCCATGCGTCGATGATGGCACCTCTTACGGCTTCGGGAAGAAGGGCTTCTTCGCTACCTACAGAAGTGGTGATGTTATTCTTGGAGCAAACTGCAGCCCAGTTGGCGCGCATTTCCTTGGCGTCGCGGCTTTCGGTCCAGCACTTGAGGAAGTCGGTCATGGCGTTCTTGCTCTTCAGATAGTTTTCGGTGGGTACGTTCGGGTTTGCACCTTCTGCGATTTTCTCTGCAAGTGCTTCGATTTTCTCGTTCACCTTTTCCTCGAAACCTTTGAGGATGTCCTCTGCGGTCTTTTCCTCTTCGAGGGCTTCCAGTTCAGTGATGTAGGCGTTCAGGTCGTCAATCATCTCTTGAGCGGCGGCCTTGGCCTCGTCGTTGAGATAGTTCAAGCTCTTTTTCTTGGCCTCTATCTCTCTTTTGGTTTTGTTAATGAGCAATTCTTTGATTTTCATGATTTGATTTTTTTTAGATTAATAAAAGGTTGTTTGTGTTATTATTTTCGGAATTTTCCGTTGTGTTTATTCTTATTCTATGTAACTCAATCGCATTCTTAACCACATTTTTCTGTTCAAAGTCGGCTGGTATGTCCACGATGCTGATACGAACGAGGTTAAAATCTTTTGCTATATATGTTCCATCCTCATCGTTCAACTCGATACTGTCCCATGGCACAAAGCCTTCCGTAGAAAGATATAATGGCACATTTGCTTCCAGAAGCGGAATGATATAGTTTTTTGCCGCCCACGTGTCCTTTGCGATGTAACCGTTTACTTTCAACCCTACAGTATTTGGAACGAGGTCTGTCCAAGTTCCAATTATTGCATCCCACGAATGCATCCAATTCATTGATGGCATTATTCCATCCGTACCTTTCATTTTTTTGAAGAAAGCGTCAAAACTATCTTTAGTGACAATCTCGCCGTTCATATTAGCCTTACCAAAATGGCAAGCATACACATCGTCTATTTTAATTATCTTTTCGTCTGATACATCAAAGTTCTTTCGCTCCAATTTTACGGAATTGAGTTTGAGCATTAAGCCATTATCTTTTGTTTCCATTTGTTTTACATTGTTAAATTTGTCAGTTGCTTTTCGTATTCGGTGGTGTCCAGCTCGAGTTCGCGCATCTTGGTGATGAGGTCCACCAGCTTGGTCTTGTATTCCACCTCGGCGGTGCGGTCATCTTCCAGCTCGGCCACGTTGTCGATGCGGAAGGTGAGCTTTTCGGTCGGCACAAAGAGCTTGGTGTCCTTGCGCATGATGTACTGGCCTACCTTGAGGGTTATCTCCGCCAGCGGGCTGATGCAGTTGCGGTAGAAGTTCACCGTGGCCTGCGCCTGATTGTCGAAGGTGCTGCCGCCGATGATAAGGTCGGTCGGCACGTTGAAGTATCTGCAGAGGGTCTTTACCTCCTGCTCTATCTTTTCTGGAAGTTCGAGCTGCTTAACGGGCAGGGTGAACTGCTTGAAGTCGAGCGGCATGGTGGTGAGCAGTATCTGCTTCTTGTCCTTCTCTATGCCGTAGCTCTTCTTCAACTCGGCGTTGAACTCGTCCTTGTCTGCGGGTGAGGTCGGCAGACCTTTGCCCGTGAGTATGCCGAGCGCCCCGAAGTTCTCCGTGAGGTGGATGTCGCCGTTCTTGTACACGTCGATGGCGTGCAGCGCCTCGGCGATGATGCCGAAGTCGGTCTTGCGTTCCAGCTGGTATTTGTCCGAGTAGTACACCACGTCGTAGTTGGTGATGCGGCCGTCACTCCCTTTGCGCACGTCCGACCAGTCCACCATGTAGGGCTTGCCCTTGTCGCCTATGCCGACCACGATGGTACCCGTGTGCCACATCTCCCATATCATAGGGATGAAGTTCGTGTCGAGGAAGGCCACGATGCGCTCCAGCTTGCGGTCGTCAACATCCGAGTAGAAGCGCACGTTGCGCATGCCTGCGAAGATGGTCTCAAGGATGAGCCACAGGTACTCGTCAGAGTACTTGCGCAGGTCCCAGCGGTCCAGCGGTGTGAACCATGCCGAGCCGTAGCGGTAGCCCCTCTCGATGAGGTCGTTGATTTGGTTTTTACTCTTTCGGTCGAACAGTCCCATAGGTAGTGTCTTGTTTCATTTTCAAAATCTCGCCACGGGTGTAAGTGGCGATCTGCTCAATCTGGGCGTTGAGGTCACCCGACTGCACCGAGCCCATGACGGCGGTGTTCTTCACCATGATGGTCACGTCGCAGTGGACGGCGTCCATTTGCGCCAGCTTTTCGGTCAGTGCGGTAAGTTCGGCGTTGCGCTGCTCGAGGGTGGCGATGGTCTCCTTGGCGGCTTTCAACTTGCGACCCTTGTTCGATGTGGAGCAGCCGAGCCCCACAATTGACAGCACCATCCCGAGCAGGACGGCGTAGGCTGCAATCTTTATCCACTTTGTTAATTTCATTTTGTTTTGCTTTTGTTTTTCTTGAATTCTTTAAATTCGCCGTTGAGGTATCCTTCAATGTCTGCAATCCGCGCCTCTATCTTGTCAAGCCGCTCCACCACGTCCTTGCCGTTGGCGTTGAGGATTGCGGTCACCTTGTCGTAAAACTCCTGCACAAGGTCGAGCCCCTTGCTCTGCGCCTCGTACTCACTCTCCTTGTTCGCGGTCTTGGCGGCGGTTTTCTTCGTCCGCCAGTCGCGTGCTATTTCAATCACGCCGATGATGAGGCCGCTCGACAGTACGGCGGCTATTACATTAGTCCATTCCATGATGTTGCGGTTGTGGTGTATTCGTACAGGTAATTTGCCGAGTTGTAGTCGGGGCGGATGTTGAGGAACTTGCACACCTCATCAAGGTAGCGCTTGCCCACTGTGTAGTGGTAGCGCTGCAGCTTGTAGATGTCATCCTCGTAGGCTGGCGTGGAGTAGTCGTCGCGCTTCTTTACCGTTCCGGTGCGCGTGGCGTTGAGGTTCTCCAGCAGCAGCACGGCGAAGGCGAAGTGGCCGACGGCCTCCTTTGCGCCCGCCATGGTTGCCGAGCCGTTGACGGCGATGTAGTAGTCGGTGCCCTCTTCTGCGGTCAGCATGAGCGAGTATGCCTCGTCGCCGACCACGGTCTTGAGGAAAAAGAGCTCGGTGTCCTTAATGGCACGCTCTATGTGCTCCGCGTCCTCGGTTGAGGTGCGGAAGCCCATTGCGTTGAAGTCTGCTACTGATACAATCATCTTTTTGCGATTTGCTACACAAAGTTACGGCGGTAAATCGCTAAAAAAGTGACTTTTGAAAAGTGTGTTTAAAAGTATTTGCCCGTTAGAGGTAGTTTTTGGCGTACATGAGCGCGTATCGTGCCGCGTCTATGGCGTGGTCCGCGCCGTGCGGCTTGCCGCTGTCGTCAAGCTCGTAGCCCTCCATCTCGTCGCGCAGGTTCGTACTGGTGTCGGTCACATAGATTGCGTCCATGGAGAGCATCTGCGAGAGGCCGTCGAGGATGGTGCCCTTTACGGCGTTCTGCATGGGTATGCCGCCAGCGATGTCGCCCTCCCATTTGCCGTTGTCGGCGGTGATGAGCGTGTACATGCGCCCCTTGCCAGCCCCGCCGTAGTCGCCGAAGATGAGCGAGTGACGGTCGACACCTGCCGCCACCATCTTGCGCGCCAGTTCCTCGTCGTTGGTGAGGCCACGCTCGTAGATGTACTCGTGGAAGTAAGCGCACTTCTGCCACACTTTGCAGCCGACCATCGTCGTGGGGTCTCCGTCCAGTGCGAAGCCGAAGTCCACGCCATAGACCTCCGTGACTGGTATTTCTCGATAGTGGTCGGGTGTTACGCGCTCCACACTGCCAAATACCGCGCCCGCCATGTCCGAGAACTCGCCGCAGTAGTACACGCGGTACATGTACTCGTCGTGTCGTGTGGCCGTCGGACGCTGGGCTCGTTCCTTCAAAGCCTCGAACTCGGCCTTCTGCGCTTTGGTGAGGTAGGCGTTGTCCTTGAAGGTGGTCGTCATCACGTTGTTTTCGTTCTGGAAGTCAGATCCCCAAAACTTCTTTGTGGGGTTGTAATTGTAGAAGCACTGCAGCCGTGCCGACTGCATGAGCACCTCAGCTACCGCCCGATCCACGTTTACACACTCGTTAATGAAGAGGAAATCGCACTGCGTGCCCTGTGCTTTGGTGGGGTGGTCGAAGTGGGCGAACTGCCACACCGTGCCGCCCTCGGTGGTGGCGTGGTAGCCGCTGACGATGGAGCCCGACACCATCACGCCCGTGGCACCTTGGAAGTCCTCCATGGTCTTCTGCAGCTGCGGGTATGAGGCGCACACCACCAGCACCTTGCAGCCGCCTATGAGGCCAGCGTAGGCACGCAGATACTGGAAGGTGGCGAAGGTCTTACCAGACCGTCGGCCGCCCTGCAGGAACACGTGGCGCTCATCGCCCGTGCGCTTGAAGAAGTCAGCAAATGTTTTACTTATCATCTCCGAAAAGCAGCCTCCGCGCCTCTTCGGGCGTACGCTGCGTGATTGTTGTGTTGAGGTTGAGTACGTTCTCGCCGAGTACGTCGGTGATGGTTTTGACGGCACGCTGGTCGCCCTTGGCCGCCTGCTTGATGGTGGCGGTGGCGATGGCCTCGATGACGCTCATCGGCTCGCCAGTGAGGGGTGATGTGACCGTTCCGCCCTTGCCGTCGGTCATCGTCAGCTCGAGCAGCACCTTCAGCGTCTCGCGCATGGTTCGCTTGTCGCGGCGGGCTTTACCGCTGTTGATGCCGCCCTTCTTTTGCATTTTCTTCACTTCATCCTCACTTCGCTCGGTTGTCGGGATGAGGTTTTCTTGTCCTTTCATGGTATTGTATTTTAGTCGTTTGCCGATAGCTTGGCGACGATCTCCTTTTCTCTTTCGCTCAATTGCCAGCGTGTCGCTGCCGCTTTCTCTGCTGCCGCTTTCTCTGCTGCCGCTTTCTCTGCTGCCGCTTTCTCTGCTGCCGCTTTCTCTGCTGCCGCTTTCTCTGCTGCCGCTTTCTCGCTCACTATATACCCCTTGCCGTATATCGCCTTGCCGCTTGCTTTCTGGCTGTCGAGCGACGATATGGCGCAGGACTGCAGCACGCTGACAGAGTAGTCAATGCCATACTTTGAGAGCCGTGCGACAAAGGGGGCGGTGATGATATTGTCGGGGTATGCGTACTTTGGGAACTCTCTGCGCTGCTCTTCGAGGTTGCGGTCGTTGGCTTCTTTCACCGCCTTGTATAGTGTGGGCTCTGACTTGAAGCGCACAGCCCTGTCCTCGAGGTTGGTGAGGAAGGATGTGTTCACGTTCGCGCCGTTGTCGTAGGTTATTGGCACACCGCAGCATAGTGAAGAAGAAGAAGAAGAAGAAGAAGAAGAAGAAAAGAGAGTGAGGGTTGGCGCAAACAAGAAGAAGCGCACGTCCTGCTCTTTGTAGAACGTGAGTATCTCCGCAAGTATCGAAAAAGGCGGATTATCGACCACGACGCAGCCTTTCGGGTACTTGAACGCCTTGTAGTCGCCGCCAGGATAGAACGGCCGCACAAAGGCCGATTTTTTAACACCGTACTTGTTTGCCACCCAGTCCTCCACCGCGTCGTACACCAGTGCGGGCGTGTAGCAGTCGTCGGTGGTCTTTTTGGGGATGAACTTCTCGATAAATTGCTGGTATTCCTCATCCTCTTCGCTGAGGTCGCCCGCAGCCATACGCTCGGCGAACTCCCGTTTTTTCGCCTCTATCTCGGCTTGGTCTGCCTCGCTCTCGGTGTAGTCCCATTTCGGTGGCTCAATTCCCCACCATTCCAGCTCCTCGGCGTCCCACTCGTTGGCGAGCATGTCCCAGTCCCACTCGCCGAAGGCGGCGTTGTCCTTGATGACGAACTGCCTCTTCTCATCCTCGGTGAGGTCTGCGGCGCGCTTCACCCACGCGTCGGGTATCTCGCCGTTCTTGCCGTAGATGTCCTGCAGGGCGCGGAAGCGCATGTTGCCGCCGAGTATGACGCCCTCGTCATCCACCACTATCGGCCGCAGCTCCATCATCTTGGGGAAGTCGCCGATGCTCTTCTTGAGCTTCTGGAACTTGTCGTCACGCAGCACGCGTGGGTTCTTGGGGTTCGGTCTTATTGTCGAGAGTTTTATCATTGTATCTCCTTTCTCAAGGCGTCGGCCTTGCTTTTGTAGCATTTCTCCCGCTGGTCGAGCAGCATGAAGTACCAGTCCGAGTATCCTCGCTCGGCGGCTTTTTTGCGCATGCCCTTGATGCGCTCCAGCTTGGCCTCGATGTCGGCCAGCTCTTCTTGTTTGGTCTTTTCTTCTTTCATGGTTTTGTCTTGTAAAGTTAATAAAAATTTGCATCCGTGTCAACCTTATTTTTGACTTTTGCACGGACAGTCGGGGTTGTGAATTAACGTAAATCCATGACTTCCATGTCTGATTACACTAAAGTATTCATGGCCGTATATCTTCACTTTGTCTACATAATATGTGGCCTTTTCTTCATTTTCTAAGATTTCGGTCTTGGGTTCCGAGCGCTTGCTCTCGACTGACCTGCCGATTAAAACACCGATAACGAGCCATAATAATCCAATAAAAACGAATGCCATAAATACTCCTATCGGCGTGTAGTTGCGTTCTTGCTCTTTCATTTTTTTCCCCTCCTTATTTGTCATCATCAACTTCAATAACTTCATTAAGAAGAGTGACAATGACAATAAACAGTGCGTCCAAAATTCCGCTCAGTCCAAATTTTGCAGCCAAATTTAATTGCTCTGGATTGGCGACCCATATTGATATGGCTAATAAAGTGAATGGAATTGCACACACTAAAAATATCGCCAAAAATTTGATAATCTGTTTTTTCATTTTCTCGCCCTCCTTATCTCAATGTCAAGGGGCGACTGCATGACGAGCACCGGCACACAGTACTCGATGTCTGGGTCCTCTTCCAGCAGCGTGTGCGCGTACTCGCTCACCTGGTCGAGCGTGGCCGCCACGCAGTGGTGCATGATTGGCGCGCCTCCGCCCTTCGTGAAGGCTGCCAGCCAGTAGTTCTTTGTCTTTGTCATCATTGTTCAAATAAATTTAGTTGTGTAAAAAACTCTTTTGCATTTCTCTTGCTTATCCACCACTCCCATGCTCGTTCAGGTGTCACTTCTCCAAACATACTCAAGTAACCATTATTATTGATTATCCTTTCAATACTTCGCATGAATAGTCTGTGGTACTTCGGGTATCTCTTTGCCGCGTATAAGAGAGCCTTCTTGCTTGCAAATGGGCAAAAGATGCAGCCTACTCTTCCAGTATGTTCATAGCACGGATTGATGGGTATATTCCTATCTTCAATGTACTGCCATATCTCCGCCTCTGTCCAGTCAAGTAGTGGTCTAACGTGCGTTTTGTTTTTCTTTTTGCGATCTGCGGTTACATAGTCATAGGATGCTCTTGTTGCACTCTCTTCTCGCCTTACACCAGTGAGTATATACCCTTTGCCATTTACTTCCTTCAATTCGGAACAACACCATCTCTTATTCATTGTAGGTAGTAGTCCTTTTTTTCTCAATCAGTTGGAAAAAGTTGATTTTTGGCAATATGAAGTCAACATCGGGGTAGTTTTTGCGAATAAATCTCACATTCTCTGGTGGGTCTATCGTTGTGACAAAATATTCCGCCTTGAATTTTACTCCGCACCACTTGGCGATGTCGTACAGCACTTGACTATCTTTTCCGCCGCTGAAGAATAACGTGTAGCCTTCCGCTGGCTCATTTTCTCGTATGATATACACCGCGTCTGCAAGATGTTGTGAGTAGTCTATCCTCATTTCTGCCTCCTTGTCTTTTCGTTAATTGTTTGATTGTTCGGTACTTTTTGTAATATTCCGCCATCTCGGTGTCGTGCTCGTTGCGGGCGCACTTTATGCCGTAGTAGGCGGTGCTGTGGTCTCGGTTGATGATTGCCCCGACGGTCTCCAGTGTCTCGCCCGCACGGTAGAGCTCCGAGGCGATGATGTGGCGGGCGATGGTGTCACGGCGGCGGTGGCTGCGGCTCTTGACCTGCTGCCAGTTAACGCCGACCGCCTCACACACCGCGCGGATAATTCCCTCGTGCTTGTACTCGAGCTCCGTGTCAGCTATCATCCACTCGTTGCTCTTTGACGGCACCACGGCCGAGAGGGCCCAGCCGCCATCGGTGACCTCCAGCTCGTAGCTCTCTGCGGGTGTGGCGAGCATGTTCACCAAGTCCTTCCTGCTTATCGTTAGCTTCATAGCGGCTGGCTTTAATTAAAATGGCAAATCGTTTGTGATGTCTGCATGCGGCTGCTCGGGCTGCGGCTGCTCTGGCTTGGGTGCCACGGTTACCTTGCCGTCGGTCCATACCACGCGGCCGTTGCAATAATAGACCTTGTCCGCGCCTTTTTTGCCGTTGGTGATGGCGGCGTTCTTGCCGAACCTGGAGAGTTCGTCGCGGAGCTCCACGGTGATGCTGAGGTAGCCGTTGTCGATGTCGTCGGCCATGCGGCTCAGTTGGTCTTCCTTGATGTTGAAACTGATTAAAGTTGCCATAATGTTGTGTTTTAAGTTGTTATAATAATGTTAAAGTATGTCCGTACATTTAAATTCTATCGTTATTTCGGATTTGCCTGAAAAATTATTAACATTAAAACTTGCAGTCCATAATCCTTCAAATGCCTTTTTAAATCGCTCTGCCCATTCTTTGTCTTTTAAACGCATTGCTTCAAGTGCTGATTTATAACAATCATTTTCGCTGCTAAAATACCTTTCTACACTGCAATCTTCCATACAAATATGCGTGCAGTTATCGTTTGCAATTTTTCTTGCTTTTTTTTCGTTTGTCATAGAACTATCTCCTTATCAATTTTACACAGCCGCAAAGCGTGCTGAAGCTCGTGAACATAATGTATAGGCAACCCATGTATTAAAATCTTTTTATCCGTAAAAATTGTCAGCTCTGGTGTTGGAAACATAACAATGTTTGTTTTGATGTTTTTTAAATGGTACGTTGCATATTTGCAGTTATCCACAACTTCAAAAAATCCGTTCTTTTCAAGGATTTCAGAAGTGATGGGGATTGGTTCAAAATCTTGACCAGAAACAATAGAATGACTTACTGTAATATACTGTGTTCCATCAGGATAATGCCCATGTGTGAAAAAATCATATGGTGTTATTTGTACATTTTTTTCGTGATGGGTGTTGAATACCCAATC